ATGGTACGTCCTTTCAGGTTGTGGGGTTGGCAACGATGCGCTAACGCGGTATCGGTGCTGACTCAAGCGCTCAGCAAACGCTGAGAGACCTGGATAGTAAGTTCAAACCCTGCCCGTAAGGGCTAACTCTTGATTCAGAGGATAAACAATGCCTACAATGGCGAGTATCACCGTCAAGAAATATGACGGTACGACCGACATCGTTTACGATGCTCTGGCCGCTTCTGGGGGTGATGGTTCCCCAGCCGTTTGGCGCCAGGACACTGGTGCTGCATCGGGACTGCCCGTTGGTTTGCGATCAACCTTCAAGGTCTGGTCGACGTGGAACGGACCGAAGACTGCGCGGCAAGTTAAGGCTAACTTTGTTATGCCTTACGCCGTGCAAGACTCGACCACCACGTTGTACAGCGCGAAGGATCGCGTCGTGGCTGACATCATCTTTACCATGCCTCAGGCCATCCCTGCTGCGAACCTCAACGAAGCATATCAGATTTGCAATCTGATCGCTGCGACGTTGTTCAAGCAGATGGTGGCTGCCGGCTACTCCGCTACCTAAACCTTCTATAGGAAAGTACAGAAATGTTTACGACGTTTAAGAAGACCCCTCAGGGTCAAATTAAGGCCGTGACACGCCTGGCTTCCAAACGGAAGGCTGAAAGTGTCATCGAAGGTTCTGATTCTTCGAAGCGTTTAGTTGGTTGGTTTCAGAGAGCGGACGATCGTGTTTATTCTGTATTCGTACAGAATGGCACGCTCGTCGTCTACGATCCCGTTTACCAGCAATACGTCGAGTTGAACCAGGGTCCCAAATGTCACTTTCCGATCTAACGATCGGGGAACACGGAGCTGAAGATGGTGAAAGACACGTTACCAAGTGAGGTGGTGCGTGTGGTCTCTCTACTTTGTGAGGACCTAGACACACCCATCTCCTTAGGCGTAGCCTTGCGGCTACGCTATGGAGAATGGGATGGGATCGCGGAGTTATCCGTGGATCCTAGATCGTACCTCGATAGCTATCGCTATGCTCGTGATGCAGCGGCGGTCTCAATCCTGAAGAAGCTCAAGGAGCTTCCAGGGACCATAGATCGTCGTGCGTCTGCCCTCCAGAAATGGTGGGACGGCGAGAAGCGGTGCTTTCGAACCAACTATCGATTACAGCCATATGTACCAGAAAATCGTCTCTTCGACGACGGTACGGCTGGGATGCATGCCTTTGTGGCAGACGTCCGAAAAATAATCTTTGGTTGGATAGGTTACGGACCTGACTCCTTATCGGAGGGTAGGTTCGGACCAGGTGCGACTATGTCGAACAACGGCGGGAAAACCACTGTACCCGACAAAATGTCTACCGACCCAAGTTTGACACGTGACGCCATATGGTACCTACCGCAGTGGTTGGGTACCAAATGGGGCGAGGATTTCTCGCAACGTCATGGAGAGTTGTCCTTCGTTCCTGGGAACCGGTTTGCAACCGTCCCAAAAACTGCCAAGACAGACCGATCGATAGCTGTAGAGCCGTCGATCAATGTCTTCTATCAGCTCGCCTTAGGGCGTCAGCTGCGGCAGCGTCTGAAAAGACGACCGTATTACGTAAGAGACGCTCAGGGAAACCTGAAGCTCAAACCGTATGCGGGTTGGAACCTGGACTTGGCACAAGACATCCATAGGCAGGTCGCCTTAATGTCCTCTGTGTCACGGGAATTTGCAACTCTCGATCTCTCAAATGCAAGCGACACCGTAGCAAGCACCCTTGTCAAAGTGCTGCTCCCCACTGGCTGGTACGAAGCTCTCGACGATCTTAGATCGAAGAGGACTTACGTAGACGGTAAGTGGGTCGTGCTAGAGAAATTTTCTAGCATGGGTAACGGCTTCACGTTCGAATTAGAGACCGTCTTGTTTGCTGGCTTGGCCTGTGCTGTCGCACGAAGGTGCGGTGGTGTGGGCCAGCTTGGGCAGGATTGTTTCGTGTTCGGCGACGACATCATTGTGAAGAACGATGTTGCTCGTCCTCTGAAGTCGTGTCTCGAGTTCTTTGGGTTTGAGTTGAATGCGGAGAAATCCTA